GCAATGCAGCGCGGCCAGGAGGCTGCCCGCATGGCCCGGCCGGAGCGGGAGGCGGTGCCTGAGCTGCCGCTGCTGCGGCGGGTGATCATCGTGATCGACTACGACACCGGTCAGCCGGTGGAGCACCGGATCGAGCTGTACCGCACCCGACGGGTGGATGTGTATCGGGCAACCGCAGACGGCCAGGACTGGGGCCGGCGCGGCTGGTCTGCTGTACTGGAGGGCCTACGCAAGAGCCTGCCGCGTCGGCTGTCCACCCGAGCGTTGCCATCGTATTGATCTGTCAGCACCCACCAGGCCACCGTGTGGGCAACAACGGGGCCAGTCAGGGCGCGGGAGCTGTTCTCCTCGCCTGCGTGACCTGACCGCATGGAAGCCACTCTCGCCCTGCCGCGGCAACGGCATCTCAAGGGGCGGGGGTGGCTCTGCGTTACCATTGGGCCGTGGCTACCACTGCTCAACTCCTCCAAGAGGCGCGCGACGCCTACCACCGCCTGGTGACCGGCAAGGCCACCACGGTCGTCGCCGGCCCCGCCGGTGAGCGGGTGGAGTACGCCCGGGCCGATGCCGGCCGACTGGCGGCGTACATCAAGGCGCTTGAGGTGGATGTCTCCGGCGTCACCCGGCGCAGCCTCGCGCCCATCAGCTTCCACTTCTGACCATGTTGACGCCCCACGCATACATGCCGGGCGGCGAGCGCCACAGTGCGCTGGTCGGAGGGATGGACGGAGCTGAGCGTCTGCAGCGCGAGACCACCTTCTGGCACGCCCCGAGCCAATCGGCTGATGTGGCCATCAACGCCAACAAAGAGCAGTTCGACGCCAAGGGTCTGGCCATCGCGGCCACTGACGGCTACGTGGGCGGCGCGGTCGATGTCAACAAAGATTCGATTGTCGGCAGTCAGTACCTGCTGAACGCCCGACCGAACTGGCGCGCTCTTGGCGCAGATGAGGGCTGGGCCGAGGAATTCCAGCAGGTGGTCGAGGGGCGCTTCGCCCTGGCCGCCGAGTCCGTTGAGAACTGGTTCGACGCGGCGCGCAAGCTGACCTTCACCGGCAAGATCCGCCTCGGGACCGGCCTGAGCGTGGTCACCGGTGAGATCCTGGAGCAGGTGATCTGGCGCGACACTGTCGGCCGCCCGTTCGCCACGTGCTTCCAGTCGATCGACCCGAGCCGCCTGTGCAATCCGAACGACGAGTCGGACACTGCGACCCGCCGCCGCGGGGTGGACCACGACGAGTGGGGTGAGCCTCAGCGGTACTGGTTCCGACGCGCGCACCGCAGTGACGGCGTGCTGCAGGACATGCGCGCCTACGAGTGGGCGCAGGTGCCCGCCCGCCTGTCGTGGGGTCGCAAGCAAGTCATCCACATCTACGACCAGGTGCTGCCGGCCCAATCACGTGGCGTGGCCGCGCTGGTCGGGGTGCTCAAAGAGATGCGGATGACGCAGAAGTTCCGCGACGTGAAGTTGCAGAACGCTGTCGTCCAGAGCATCTACGCTGCCGCCATCGAGTCCGAACTGCCGATGGAGACGCTCTACGAGCAGCTCGGCGGCACCCAGGGCAGTGACGGTGTCCAGCAGTACCTGGCCGCCATGTCGGGCTACTACGGCGAGTCCAACGGGATCAAGCTCGATGGCGTGAAGATGCCCGTGCTGTTCCCCGGCACCAAGCTCAAATTCCAGCCGGCGCAGGACATGCGTGGGCTGGAGGGCTACGAGCAGAGTCTGCTGCGCCACATTGCCGCGCGCCTCGGATTGAGCTACGAGCAGTTCTCCCGGGACTACACCCAGACCAACTACAGCAGCGCCCGCGCCAGCATGCTGGAGACCTGGAAGTTCATGCAGGGTCGCAAGAAAATCTTCGCTGACCGGCTGGCCACCGAGATGTATGTCCTGTGGCTTGAGGAGCAGATCCAACGCGGCGAGGTGCCGCTGCCAACGGGCATGGATCGCTTCAGCTTCTACCAGGGGCTGAACCGCGAGGCATTCAGCCGTTGCACCTGGATTGGAGCCAGCCGCGGGCAGATCGACGAGTACAAGGAAACCCAAGCGGCCGTGCTGCGACTGCGGGCGGGACTGAGCACCCACGAGGATGAGATTGCTCGCCTCGGCGGCGACTGGCGCGAAACCTTTGCCCAACTCAAGCGCGAGCAGGTGGCCCGCGAGGGTTTGTCGCTGCCTGAGTTTGAAGCCAAGCAAGCGCCGGCCCCGGTGGAGCAAGCGGACCCCAATCTACAATCTCAGGCATGAGCACTCATTCGATCGCGGCAGTTGAAGCCCTGTCTCGCCTCGGACGCGAGCCGCTGGCGCTTGCCCCGGCCGGCGTGCCTGCAGCCCTGACCACGCTCATGAGCATGGCGCGCGGCAAAACCCCCGAGGAAGGGGACTATGCCCTGGATTGCGCAGCGGTCTATGGTGTCACAACCAGCGACGAGCGCCGGCCCTACGCATTCGACCCGCAGACCGGTGTGGCCTTCATTCCCGTGCGTGGAGTGCTGCTCAACCGCTACGGCGGTGCCTACAGCGACGTGACGGGCTACCAGGCCATTCGTCGGATGTTCCAAGCGGCCGAAGCGGCGCCTGATGTGCGCGCCATCATCTTCGACCACAACAGCCCTGGCGGCGACGCCCAGGGGGTATTCGAGCTGGCCTCGGAAATCCGCGCCGGGGCTAAACCCACGGCTGCTGTGGTGGATGCCAACAGCTACAGCGCGAGCTACGCGCTGGCGTCGGCCGCCGACCACATCTACGTGACGCCTTCCGGTGGTGTTGGCTCGGTCGGCGTTTACACGATGCATGTGGACATGAGCAAGATGTTGTCCGCCGCCGGTATCGATGTGACCATGGTGTTCTCCGGCGAGCACAAGGTGGATGGCAACCCCTTCGAGCCGTTGCCGGACGACGTGCGCAGCGACATGCAGGCGCGCATTGACGAGCGCCGGCAGGAGTTCGCCGCCCAGGTGGCCGCCGGGCGCGACATGACGCCCGAGGCTGTCTTGGCCACCGAGGCTCGCACCTACAGCGCCGAGGACGCCGTGTCGATCGGCTTTGCAGATGCAGTGATGGCCCCGCAGGAGGCCCTCGCTGACTTCGTCGGTCGGCTGCAACAGCAGTCGTCCACCTTCCTGGCACTCACCAAATCGGAGGCCCCCGTGGCAGACACCGAGATCGCCGCCTCTGCTGCGGCTGCCGAGCGCGCCCGCGTCAAGGCCATCCAAGGCCACGAGGCGGCTTCCGCTCACCCGAAACTGGCCAGCCACCTGGCCTACGAGACCGACCTGAGCGCCGAGCAGGCACAGGGCATTCTGGCTGCTGCGGCCCTGGACAAGCCCGTGGCCGCTGCAGTTCCGGTGGCCAACCCGTTCCTCCAGACCATGGGCAACTCCGCTGCCCGCACGGTCGGTGAGGGTCATTCCGACCAGTCCTCGGAGGACCTGAGCGCCGCACAACTGGCGCTGCAGTCCCTGAGCCTGGCCACCGGCCGCAAGTTCACCAAGTGAGGCGCGCATGAGCTACCCTTCCCTCGCATCCGGCAGCACCCCGCTGGACACCTACACCCCGACGCAGTTGATCGTCGGCAGCTCCGATGTCATCACCCGCCCGTACACCGTGACCCAGGCGGGCACGGCGCTGGCGGTCGGCACGGTTCTCGGCCAGATCACCGCCAGCGGCAAGCTGGTGCGCCACGAGACCACTGCCTCTGATGGTAGCCAGACCGCGGTGGCCATCCTGGCGGTCCCGCTGGCTTCCGCTACCGGCGACATCACTGCCCCGGTCTACGTGGCGGGCGAGTTCAACTACGAGGCGCTGACATTCGACGCCGACGTGACGACCGCTGCTGCCAAGCTGGCGACCTTCCCGATTCAGAGCGGCATCAAGCTGCGCGCCCTGGCCTGACCTGGAGCACCCAAAATGGCACTCGCAACCTACGACACCGCCACCATGATGGAGCTGCTGCAGAAACTGCAGCCCGAAGCCCCCCCGATGTGGCTGACGACCTTTTTCCCGGCCGTTCGCACCTTCGACACCCAGTACATCGACTTCGACGTGGTGGGACCGGCGTACAAGCGCCTGGCCCCGTTCGTCGCGCCGAACGTGCAGGGTCAGCCGATGAAGCTGCAGGGCCGTCACACGAACCGCTTCGAGGCTGCCTACATCAAGCCGAAGGACATGGTTGACCCGAGCAAGGCGTTTGAGCGCCGTGCCGGTGAGCCCTACGGCGGCAACCTGAGCCCGGACCAGCGCATGATGGCTGCCCGTGCCGAAATCGTGCGCCTGCACCAGGAGTCGATTCAGCGCCGCTGGGAAGTGATGGCCGCCAGTGCCATCCTGAACGGCTCGGTGACCGTCAGCGGTGACAACTACCCGTCGCGCACCGTCAGCTTCAACCGCGCCTCCGGCCACACCATCACGCTGGGCTCCGGAAGCCGGTGGGGTGACTCTGGTGTCAACCCGCTGTCGAGCATCGAGTCGTGGGCGACCACGCTGCACACGGAGTCGGGCTATGTGGCGACCATCGTCATCATGGGCACCAGCGCTTGGGCAGCTTTCTCGGCAGACCAGAACGTCAAGGACGCCCTGGATCGCAACAGCCGCGGCACCGAGCGCTTGATGCTGAACACGCTGCCCGGTGACGGCACCAGCCTGCAGTACAAGGGCACGGACGGGAGTCGGCAGTACTACGTCTACGCCGACTTCTACCAGGACGCTGACGGCACCAGCACGGCCATCATGGACCCGCGCGACGTGCTGATGGCGAACCCGGCCGGCGTGAACGGCGTGCGCTGCTTCGGGGCCATCATGGACCCGCGCGCAGGCTACGTGTCGGCGCCGATCTTCGGCAAGAACTTCATCCAGGAAGACCCGGGTGGCGAGTTCGTCATGCACCAGTCGGCCCCGCTGATGGTTCCGCGTGAGCCCAACGCAACCCTGAAGGCGCGGGTGGTGGCATGAAACTGATCGCCGTGACCCGCATCGTGCGCAAGACCGGCGACGTTCTCCCCGGAGAACCGTTCGACGAGTCGAACGCCAAGGAAGCCGACTGGTTGGTGAAGAACGGTGCCGCCTCGGTGGCGCCGGCCGACCCGGCTCTTGTCGCTCCCACCAAGGCTGCCAAGCCCGTGGTTGGCTGACGTGAGCTGGTCTGACATCTTCTCCGAGGCGCTGGGCGAGGTGCATGCCACCTTTGCCCACCCCGGCACCTACACGGAGCCAGGGGGCGCCTCGGTGGATGTCAATGTCCGGTTCTACCACGAGGTGATCCGTCACGGGGACCTGGACCGTGAAGGCTACGCCCGGGTCCTCAGTGACGAGACCATCCTCGTGCTGCTGCAGTCCGAGATGACCGACCCGCCAGCCGACAATGCTGTGGTTGACCTGGGCACCTGGGGCGCTTGGCGCCTCTTGCGCCGAGAGCCCTCCCACAACCCTGTCGAGTGGCACGTCCACGCATCGCGCATCCAATGATCCGCACCGTCGTCCGCGGCCTCGACCGCCTCGCAGACTACTACCGCCGCTACCCCGAGATCGCGGAGCGCGCGGGCACCACTGCGACCAATGACGCCGCGGCGCACGCCCTCGCCCTGGCTCGCCGTGCGGTGCGCCAGGACGCCAACCTCACCGCCAGCTACATCAACGACCCCGACAAGCTGCGGGTGGCACGCAAGGCCGGCCGCGTGAGCGGCGAAGCCGTTGTGCTGGCCAATGCTCGCCCCATCTCCCTGGCTCGCTACGCTCCTGCCGGGCAGGGGTTTGGCCGCCAGCGCGGGGTCACTGTGCGCGTCAAGCGCGGCGGTGCCAGCAAGCACATGCGCAAGGCGTTCCTGATCCCGCTCAAGCAAGGCTCGCACTCCGTGGACACCGGTGCTGGGGTCTACAACCGCGGTCTGGCGCTGCGGTTGCCGGAAGGGCAGACCATCAAGAACAAGCGCGTGGCAAAGAAGCTCAAGGGCGGCGGCAACACCTGGCTGCTCTACGGGCCGAGCGTGCACCAGATTTTCCGCCAGTCGCTGCCCGAGGTGGCTGCCGACACATCGAACTACTTCGAGCGCCGGTTCTTCTACCAGCTTGGTCGGGGGTTGAAGCGTGGCTGACCCCAAGCGCCTCACGGTCCTGAAGGCCATCACGGCACTGCTGCAGCAGGTCACGGTCGCCAATGGCTACCAGCACGACCTAAGCGGCGCAGGTCGCGTTGTGCGCGGCAGGCTCACATTTGGCGCCAATGCTCCGGTGCCGATGGTGGCCATCAATGAGCCACTGAACCCCGACCGGGAAGCCCGGCGCGCGGGCACCACGGGGCACCTCTCCAAGGAAGTGTGGTCACTGCTCATCCAGGGATGGGCTGCGGACGACTGGGAGAACCCCACCGACCCGGCGCACCTGCTGATGGCCGATGTCAAAAAGGCGCTGGCCACCGTCAACGTGGACACCCACGCCAATTACCGTCTCGGCGGGCTCGTTGGCAAAATTCAGCTTGAGCCCGGCACCGTGCGACCGCCCGAGCCGGACGTGAGCGACAAAGCGTTCTTCTACCTCCACGCTGATGTGGAGTTCGTCGAGAACACCCTTGACCCCTACGGGTCGTAATCACCGGAGGCCACCATGGCAAACCAAGTCCTGGGTCGAGGCAAGTTCTACTTCGATCCGTTCACCGATGAAACCACGAAGGTCCTGACGGGTGCTCGCGCGCTGGGCAACGTGCCCGAAGCGTCGATGTCCGTGGAGACCACCACGCTGGACCATTTCTCCAGCGAGCAGGCCACGCGGGTCAAGGACCAGTCTGTCCAGCTCGAAGTGAACCGCACCCTGTCGTTCACCATCGACTCGATGACCGACGACAACCTGGCCATGTTCTTTGGCGGCACGGTGTCCAGCCTCAGCCAGGCGTCGGCCACCGGCTCCACCAGCGTGTTCCCGGTGCTGACCGGCGACCGGTACTACCAGCTCGGCGTCACCTCCGGCAACCCCGGTGGCGTGCGCAACGTCTCCAGCGTGGTCATCTCCGGTGGCACCCTCGGCACCGACTTCACGGTGGATCTGGTCAACGGTCTACTCTACATCGTGGACGGCGGCGCGCTGGACGGCGACACCAACGTCACGGTCACCTACAACGTGGCGGCCAGCACTCGCAGCCGGATCACCTCCAGCACTGCCACCACCAAGGTCGGCCGCCTGACGTTCGTCTCCGACAACACCGCCGGTGCCAACCACACGTGGATGTTCCCCTACGTCAAGATCACGGCCAGCGGCGAGATGACGCTGATCGGCGAGGACTGGGCGAACATCGGTTTCAACGTCGAGGTGCTGCGCACCAGCGACACGGTCGAGGCCGTATACTGCGATGGCACGCCAGTGACGGCGTGATCAGGAGCAGAACCGATGAGCCTTGAGACCCTCCTCAAGGCCCTGCCGCAGGAAGAGGTCTCCTACATGGGAGACCTTTTTTACGTCCGGGGCCTTTCGCTGACCCACGTGTCAGCACTCGTTGCCAGCCGCCGAGCTGATCTCCAGTTGGCCCTCGGCCGCTGGGCAGATGTGAAGGGTGACGCTGGCGCCTTCGCCACCGTGCTCATCTCCGAGCTGCCGGCGCTTGCTGGCGCAGTGATCGCCCAGGCTGCCGACCGTCCGGACTTGGCCGAGCAGATCGCCGCAGGGCTGCCCGCTCCGGTGCAGGTCGAGGCGCTGGCCAAGATCGCCCGGCTGACCTTCGAGAACCCCGTCAAAGCGGGGGAGTTCCTCGCCACCGTCCTGCGAGCGGTGCAGGTCAGCAAGGCGGTGGCGACCTCAGCAGCATCGTTGAAGGGCTCGGAGCCGACGCCTCCCTGTTGATGGCGCAAGGGCACCCTCACGCCCGGCAGTACCCTCTCTGGCAACTGTGGTCAGATGCGACAATCGCGCGCAACCGCGTCACCCAGCAGATGATCACCGAGGCGGTAGTGCTCCAGGCGGCAGTGGGGGCACTGCTCAGCAAGGCGGGTCACAAGGCGTGGAAAGACCTGGTCAAGCAATTGACCCCGAAGTGAGTACCGCGCCATGGCCAATGAGAACCGAGTCGAGCTAGTC